GAACCATCAGTTCACAGCGACGGATCGCAGGATTAGCCACACTGCGATGAACCATACTGTCCAGCGCAATGCGGTTGCCCTCATCGTCCATCAGATCAAACTTCTTGAAAAATTCCAGATTGCGCTTCTTCTGGTCTATCCACTCCCCCAGGGTTTTGCGCGATACGTAAGCGCTTGCAGATTTCTGCACCTGGCCAACGGCGATGGCCAGATGCTCACGTTGAAGGTCACGTGCACGCTTCAGGCGCTGATACCACCATTCCGGTGCCATGAGACGCAAAATCCCGGACTCCGCCTTTCGGGTTTCCAGGTGGCCATCATTGGCCTCGTACTCTGCCCAGTACGGCGGCTGATTGTTCAGCATGAGGGAAAGTGAACAGAGTTTGCGGTAAGCCTCCAGCGTGCGCTGGCGCATTTCCCTTTCGTCTTTGGGTTTGCCCTTAAGCGTGTCGGTGAAGTCATAAAACATCTGAGCTATCCAGCCAGAGACCTGGCCAGACAGCTTTTTGAGGTCGGTACGGTCAAGCGACGGCAAACGCTGTAATGATTTGCCAAAAGGGAGATCGAATACATCAGCGGCCAGCTGGTAACGCGCAGCCACTTTCCTCAGACGTGGCAATACATTCTCACCGATTGTTTTGCGCAGGAATGTATTGGCACGGCGGCGGCCGTCACGACCAGCAAACAGCTTTTCGTAACGGTTGCCAAAATACCCGGCTAACCAGTCGGGTATCTCATGAAGGAACTGTGAGCGCCATTCATAATCCTGTGGGTTAACTGCCCACAAACGGCGCTCTGTAATTGTCGCATTCGCTGGCGTTCCTGGCGCGAAAGTATTACGCCGCCAGGCATCGACGGCGTGATGTTGGCCAGTAAGAGACATATCAGCCACGATTAACCCACTTCTTCCAGGCATTAATCATGTAAGCAGCGGCACAAACCGCCACCAGTACAGGCCAGACGAGGGAAGAGATAGCGACCAAAATAAAGTCTGCATCATCTGAAGTCTCCGCGTCCCGGCGCTCTTCCCAGGAAAAGAAGATGAAAGCCACAAATACCGTCAGCGCATACAGCCCGGTCATGGGTTCAGTCATCATTTCGCCACCACCCCAGCGCTGGAGGCTGTGGAAACTGGTGATTTCAGAATCAGCTCTGCGGCAGATTTCTGGCTTGCAGCTGCGGCGCCAACACTGCGGGGCGCTTTCACTTTCACCGATTCAAACCCGGCATAAAGGTAATGCACCATTTCCAGATCACTGTTTGACGCGACAACACTCACGCCCTTCTCAGCAAGACGGCGCAGCTTTCTGGCCAGCCGCCCCTGATCAAGATGTGAAAAGCCGCTTTCAGTGTATGAGGTGAAATTTCCTGATTCCGTCAGGTATGGCGGATCGCAATAGACCACATCCCCGGCACGAACCAGCGCAAGCGTTTCGGAGTAATGCGCGGTGATGAACGTTGCACGCTTTGCCTTTTCAGCAAATGCGCGGACTTCTTTAAGCGGGAAATAGTTGTTTTTGTACTTCCCGAAAGGGACATTGAACTGGCCACGGCGGTTGTAACGGCAAAGCCCGTTAAAGCCGTGGCGGTTCAGGTACATGAAACGGGCAGCTGCTTCAACGCTTTCAGCCCCAAGTGCCTTTCCCGACAAATTGAATGCATCCCGGACGGCATAGTAAAAAATAGCGCGGCTCTCCTGTTCACCTAACGCCCCAGCAGAAAACAGGGCTTCAAGCTCCATTAGAAACGCGTCGGTATGGTAGGCCATCGCCTTATACAGATTGACTAAATCCGGGTTCAGGTCAGCGATCAGGTATTCGTCATAATCTGTATTCATCATGACGGCGCACGAACCCGCGAAAGGCTCCACCAGGCGTTTTCCTTCCGGCAGATGACCACGCAGCTGCGGCATAAGGCGGACTTTGCTGCCCACCCATTTAAGAGGCGTTTTTACTGCCATGCTGCACCGCCTTTGCTGCAAATGGCCGCAGCCTCTTCACGGATCAGCTCTACGATTTCGGCAGCGCTTAGCCCTTCATTGGCGGCAAAGGTGGCCAGCTTATCCAGACGGGTGGAACACAGATCAGCTGCTGCAACCTTCCCCTCCTGCGTGGCCTTAATAAGCATCGCCATCAGGTCAATACCTGATTCTGTTGCGGGTAAATTCTGACGAGTCATGTGCATTTTGGTTTCCTCAGGGCAAAAGAATCCCCGGCCACCGCAGGGATGGCCAAAAAATTCAGGCAGTTAATTAGTGGAAAGAGACGGTAACGGGCGCGGCTGAGTAGCTCGGCGCGGGTATCTGGTGCAGCTCGTAGGTGTTGCGCCACCATTCCTGGATCAGCGCCTTAACTTCCCCGGCACCCAATGACCCGGCGATGTAATACATGGAACGAATGCTGGCCAGCGCTTCAACCTGTTGGTACTGGCTTTCCGCTTCACGATAGACACAGCACCAGTAAGCAACATTCACGGCCAGCCAGTGCCGTTTGTTTGTCATGTGCTCGGTGTCGTTAAAGAAAAACGGATGTAAGGCCACACGGCCATTTTTAACGGTACTTTTCGCCAGAAAGAGAATGACGTAATTATGTGGAACACCCCACGCGGCCAACTCTCGCCCCAGTTCTTTGACATTTACAGAGATAATGGACATCAGTGATTCTCCTGCTGTTGCAACAATTGCATTTTGCTAACGAATTGAGGTGCCACAACCATCTGCACCCCGTTACTGCTGTAAATCGGATTAACCACCTTTGCCGGGCGATTGGCGGTGCGCCGGGAAAAATCGCTGTCACGCAAACTCCCGAACCCCTCAAACGTTAACCGGGCGCGGGAAATACCTTGTTTCAGTTGAATCATTTCCCGGTAGTTCAGGCGCGCATACAGCTCATGCCAGCAGCATTTACACAGGTGGGCTTTGAAAACGTCCGACCCGGAATTTACTGCAGCTGCATGTAAAACAACCCCTCGCCATTCAGGTGTTAATTTGTCCCACCATTCGGCGGCTTCGCTTTTTTCACTCCAGTATTTACGGCGCATATACTCCAGCCACTTCAGGCCGATCTCCTGCTGTTCTGAGCTAATGGCCATAACGCCCCCGGAACAATCCCATCAGGCGATGCCACCAACGGCGGCACGGTTGATGCGCAGTAAATTTATGTACGTGGCCAGGATTCCAGCGTTGGCCATTGGGCAGCTCAATCCATCCAGTAGAGCCGCTTGCCAGTTGCATGGCCGGAGATTCTTTTTTCAGGTAGGTAACGAAAGCTTTCATGGTTATCCCTCACATCATGCCGCTGGCGCTGGTAGTCACGATATCGACGGCAGCAGCAAGAACCGGCGCAGACTGGAGGCGGCTTTCAACGGTGTAAGCCAGAACGGAAAGGGAACGGATGGCATCACGGGCACGATCAAGAATTTGCGTTCGGCGCGCGGCGGTCATGTGCTCAGTTGATACAGCTTCTCCAGCGATCGCGCCCACATTTGCAGTGGCGCTCAACGCGCAAAATTGCATGTTGGCTTCAGTGGCGTTATTGACCGGAACGGACGGAAGGCAGTTAATCTGCCCCAGCATCCCATCCAGCAAACGGGCATCTTCCGTGTAATCGGTGATAGCCAGCAGCTCGTCACAGGTCAGGCGGTGCGGTTGAATCGGGTTCAACTTATTGCGCAGGATCTGCGGACGCATACCAACGGCAGCGGCGACATCTTCCAGATTGTGCGACAGCGCAAACGCTCGGCAAGCTGCATCAAAATGTGCATGTTTGGAAGTTTGGTAATCAAACATAGTCAGCACCCTCTCAGCGTTTCAAAATCGAATCAGTTAAGTACGATGTTGCAACCCGCGAGGGCGTCTATGGTCAGAGCCGCGATATTAATCATGACTTTTTCACGACCCATATCTTTGCGAAGGCGGTGACGTGGTAAGCGGCCATCTTTCAGCATTGCTTCAACGGTATCTTCCGGTAAACCAGTGAGTTCGATGTACTTCTCTTTTGAGATAGAAGGGACGGGCAGATTGATTGAAATGTTAGTGGTCATAGTGCAAGATTCCTCGTTTGGAAGTTAACCGTGGCTAGCGGTGTTAAAAGGTGAACAACCTGTTTTGGAATGTTCGCCTGCAAAATAACTTTCCATTTGCGAAGTGTCAACCAATAACTTTCCCGAGGCGGAATTATGGATCTCAAAAACGGAGGCCAGGCAGTAATTACCAGGCTCCTTGAAGCTTATGGATTTAAGACAAGGCAGGCTTTGTGCGACCAATTGAAAGTATCAACAAGCACCATGGGAACGAGGTGGATGCGCGACGTATTCCCAGCTGACTGGGTTATACAATGCACAATCGAAACTGGTGCATCAGTAGAATGGCTATCGTTCGGAACAGGTGAGAAATTCCCCAACGGAACCAACAAAAACTCAAATGAGAATGGAAATTCCGCAAATGAGAACCTGTTAGGTGATGTTGTTGCTGTTACCCGAAAAAAGGTAATAGATGGAAATCTATACGATTCGAATTTTTACATGCTCGACAAAGCAATGCTCCCATCCCACCTCAGCAAACCCATGATTATTGTGGATGATGATGTCAGCTACTTGGCCGATCAGAAAAATAATGAATTAACAGACGGCACATGGCTGGTTGAAATCGAAGGGCAAGTAAGCATAAAAGAACTGATACGCATTCCTGTAGGCAGGGTACGTGTAACCTCAGTGCCTGGTAGCGCTAGTTTTGAGTGCGGTATTGACGACTTAAAACCCCTCGCAAAATGCCACTACTACCTGCTGACCGATGTTTGATCGAGAGTGGAACAAACATTGACACTGTATAAATAAACAGTGAATCATACCCCTATAGCAAGTAATAAGGGGTAATTAATGGCTATTCGTAAACTTGAAACGGGTAAATGGCTCTGTGAATGCTACCCTGCCGGACGTTCCGGGCGCAGGGTTCGAAAGCAATTTGCAACAAAAGGTGAGGCGATGGCCTTTGAGCGCCACACGATGGATGAGGCCGCGGCCAAACCGTGGCTGGGTGATGTTGCTGATCGGCGCTCTTTAAAAGATATTGTTAACCTCTGGTATAAACTGCACGGCATTTCGCTTTCTGCTGGCGAACACGTATACGAAAAGCTACTGCTGATCGTGGACGCATTAGGAAATCCTCTAGCTACATCACTCACCCCAAAAATGTTTGCTCACTACCGCGATAAACGTCTAACAGGAGAGATATATTTCAGTGAGAAATGGAAGAATGGCGCTAGCCCTGTCACGGTAAATCTTGAACAAAGTTATTTAAGCGGTGCCTTTAGTGAACTGATTCGCTTGGGCGAATGGCTTCAGCCAAACCCTCTTGAAAACATGCGTAAGTTTACTATTGCTGAAAAAGAAATGGCCTGGCTGACACATGATCAGATTGCAGAACTTCTGTATGACTGCCAGCGCCAAAATAAGCTGTTGACGCTGGTTGTGAAGATTTGCCTCAGCACTGGGGCAAGATGGAGAGAGGCAGTCAATCTGACAAGGTCGCAGGTAACGAAGTACCGCATCACGTTCACCAGAACGAAGGGAAAGAAAAACAGAAGCATCCCTATCAGCAAGGAGCTATATGAAGAAATCACCGCGCTGAAGGGGTTCAAGTTTTTTGATGACTACTATTTTCAATTTGCATCAGTGATGGATAAAACTTCTATCATCTTGCCGCGTGGCCAGCTAACGCATGTTCTTCGCCACACCTTTGCAGCTCACTTTATGATGTCCGGGGGAAACATACTCGCTCTGCAAAAAATACTGGGACACCACGATATAAAGATGACTATGCGTTATGCCCACCTCGCGCCAGATCACCTTGAAACTGCGTTAAGGTTTAACCCCCTGGCTACAATGCACAATGGCGACAAAATGGCGGCAGCGGTTGCCACTCCCTGACCTTTACTACCCCTAACTACTATTTTAACTTATTGATTTTAAAGTAAGTGATTGTTTTTTCTAACCCATTTATATAAATGGGTTTTTTGTTGCCTGAAATTCCCCTCTTCAACATTCCGCCTTCCCTCTTTCCACCCAAACATATATGATTAACCATATATATAACCAACCGCAGGAAAGCCGATGCTACATCCGGTCCAACTT